GTGTAACCTTCAAATCGTTTACTGTAACTTTCTCTTTTCCCATTGTCTTACTTTTTAATTATCAAACCATAAACCTGTATATCTCCATTCCCATTGATGGCAAGTGTCATTAGGCTTCTTGCCTTCACAATAGCATATATCGGAAGATATGCAATTACTACATACATGTTTCATATCTTTTGTTAAGTCAATGTGAAATCGTTCAGTTCTTCGTAGACAACTTTAAGCCATCCTTTCATGTATATCATGGCATTCAATGCACCATATTCTTTTCTACGTTGTTTTGCTTTGTAAAGCATAGCTTCAATTGAAGCTACTTCGGATTTAAACGTTTCTTCGTATTTCATTGCTCTATATATTGTGGAGTGATGGTTAGTCACCCCATTACCTTTATGCTACGTCTTGAATCCATTCTTTGAGAATTGTACCATCTTCATTGAAGATATCAAGCTCTACTCCGTCATACTGAACTTTCTTGCCTTCGTCTAAAGCATTCTCGAAATCCAAATCTAAGATGTGCTTTACGTCGCTGAATGTTTCTTGTTTTTGACTGAGTGGCTGATTTTCAAAAACAACATCTTCGTATGTGTTATCTTTGAACTTTGTTGCCTTAATAACGTACTTTACCTTTTTCATTGCTCTTATCATTTAATCGTTAAACTTATTTGTTGTTTAATTAACTGATGCAAAGATACAAAGAAATTTTGGATTGACCAAACGTTACTTTCTTTAATCGCTTTTTAGCAACTTTATTTAACTTTTAAACCGCATAACTATCTGTAATTCAGATTGTTTTCTGCATAATGAATGCGTTGCCTTACCAAAACTTCCCCTACATCTTCAAGGCTGATTTCTCCTTTCTCGATTCGAGGATTCTCGCAGATTTTATAGATAACGGTGCCATCTATGCAGATAACAGGATATGGAGCCCCATCATCATTAGGACGATCTGAGAGGCAGACATGGCGAGCTGCTTAATTAATACGCTTCTCGAAATCTTTCTGTGATTTCAGTTTCTTTCTCTCCTGTTGTAATGATTGGTCGCCAAGAATTTCAGCCTTGAACCAATCTGTAACGTCTTGTAACATCTTCATTGCTCTTTTGTTTATAGATTTATATACTAGTGTCTTTTACCCCACTTAATAGCGTTGTAAATGGCGTTTCTAAACATTCTTCTTTCCTCATCATTTTCAAGGAAGGTTGCTAATCTAGCTTGCTTTGTAGCAAACAAGAAATCTTTGTCTTCTTTAATTTCCATATCTACTTTCTTAATGATTTACCTGTGAAAGGAACAAACTTAGTGATAGCTTTTAACCTATCTATAGTTCGTTCTCCATATTTTGCTTCGAGTTCGTTTGCAGTTAAGTTTGTGGTAATGATGAGAAGCTTTCCCTTTTGCTCTGCTGCATCACATAACTCAGAGAATGCGCATCTAACATTGCCAAAAATCTTCGCAAGCTCTTCTGTACCAACATCATCAATACAGATGATGTGAAGTTTTAGAATCTCGTCAATCTTTGTATTCAACTCCTGGGCTGTAAAGATATTGACGAGTTTTCTGCAAGAGTCTTGGAGTAAGAGCGGTAGAATATGCTTTGCTATTAGAGTCTTTCCGAGACCGCACCCACCTGTAATAAGAAGTCCCCTGCCTTCGTTGTCAGACATCCAATCAACAATAGGGCGATAATTCTTCTCCATCCATTTTGCATGGGATTCCTTGCCAAAGGTGTATCTTTTGACAAAATAGTCTAGACCTCCTCGTAGCCTTTGTTCGGCATTAGGAATCCTTATTCTCACCTTATCAGCGAGAAACAAGGCTTCTCCTTTTTCGAACCTTTGAATAATTTGATTGAAATCTACATTCATAATTACCATCCTCCTTCGTTATAATCTTTGTTTTCCGAATTATGTAGAGCTGTGCCAGATTGCTTTGCTCCGAAGTCTTTATTTCGTCTTGCCCAATTCTGTAGCCTTAGATTTAAATCCCATGTTTTCTCAGTCTCACACCTCATCCTAGTTTTGGACTTATTCGTTTCTGACCAATAGTCATAGAACTTTCTGATCATATCCTTGCCATAAGTTGCAACATAAGGAACTAAATCTTGACCGAATTTTTTCTTTCGCTTTTCGGTTGCTGCTGCAATCTCCTCTTTCGTTTTCTTAGGCTTATCTTCCTTAGGTGCTTCTACTGGTTTAGTATCTTCATTCTTTAGCTCATTTTTAGGCTTATTGACCTCGGCTTCAAAATAGTCATCATAATTGCAGATAGTGATGATGGAATATAATCTTTCCGTATTCACTTCTATTAGCTGCATTTTTATTAGCTTTGACAAACAGGTTCTAACTACTTGTTTTCCTGCACCTATAGTAGTGCTGAGTTTTCCAAGACTAGTCAAAAACTGTCCTCTATGCTCGACTATCCCATCATGCTTTACTTCTTTCTCTTTTGCATTGTTGAGCAAGTATAGAAAGAGGGAAAGCATTTCTGGTTTATCGAACCAATCCCAATCAAAGATGCTGCGAGGAAGTCTTATCCAATCTGCCATAGTTGTACAATAAAACCTCAACTTTCTTGTTTAGCTGCTTACGCAGGTGGAACCCAAACAATACTAATTGAGGTCTGAATATTTTTTATCCGAAAGTTCCACGTTTCAGAGATTTAATTTCTTCGGTGCAAAGATAATAAATTATTTATTGATTAAATAATATTGCCGCAAATATTATCAAATATTAACTTTGATACCTTTGAGACTGCTAAGTTTCTTAACCTCAGCCGTATAGTGAACAATCATATCTTCTAGTTCACTATTAGTGAAGTGACATGTAGAATGCGCCTTCACGTTTAGTAAATCAAATCTTTGCTGCCCTATTTTTTGAATGAGGTTGCGTTGGTAGCCTATGAGGTGGTCCGCAGAGAAACGATTGCAAAATTTACATTCAGCATGGCAGTTATCTTCATTGAATCTAGTTGCCATGTGGCGGCGACTATGGAAGTGACCGCAGTCCACATCTTCAAAGCTCTTTATCTGCCCGCAGGATATACACCGAACATAACCATTAGCCATAACATCACGCAAACGGATATAAAGAGAGAATATTCGATCGAGCTTTTTAACCAAGTTAGGTTTGCTCTTAGAAGTATTCTTTTTTACCTCTTTTTTTTCGGCTTGAGCCGCTTTTGGCTTGCGGTTGAAATAGTATTTATTCATAACCATAGGACTCTTTAATACAGCTTATTTCCGTGATGGTATTCTCTGCTTTCGTTATAACGCATCTTCAAGTTGATGTGCTGAACGAGGTCGATTCCAAGTGCTTCTGCCCATTCAAAAACGGAGGAAAGAATACTTTTATATAAGACACAGAACATTTCTGCCTTTACACTTATAGATGAGTTAAGGTTGCACGAAACGATAGTTCTAGTAACCATGATGGCATTTTCGGTAAAACTATGCTCTTTAGCATACTTAACCTCAGAGTCAAATGTGGAAAATCCGTCCTTTGCCTCAACATCACAAACACCCATCAAATCAAAGACACGAATACAAATATCTGCCAATTCGCTTTCTACTTTCCCCTCGATGGTATTAGAGTAGTATTTGTTGAACAAACTGCCACCATGGTCGTTGGCAAGTACGGTTTTAAGACCTTCTTTGTCAAGGTCGTCCATATAGTTTCCTTTGCGGTCAGCTTGTACGGCTTCTGCTACTTCTGTGCAGACCATCATCAACCAATGCGCATTAGACTTTTCTTCTTCATGCCATCCATGTTTGACAGCATTATCGTAGGCTCTTTTAACCCACTCATTAATCTGTTTTGCTTCAATTTTCATAATTCAAAAACTTACGTTAGTCAATTGTTTACCTAGAGACTTGATACACCATCTTGATGAACCTTGCACCTCTAGGTCTATTCTTAAATCAGAGACTTTTCCGAAGGAACGGAAACTACCACCAAGGTCGATTATCCATCCATCTTTATCCTTGAAAGGTCTGATAGCTCGTCCCACCATCTGATAGTAGAGACTCAAAGACTTCGTTGGTCTTGCCAAGATAACCGTGTCAAGTGCAGGATAATCAAATCCTGTGGTGAGAACTCCGACATTAGAGACAACCTTTATGGTGCCATCCTTGAACTTCTCCAAGATAGCTTCACGTTCTTTCTTTGGGGTCTCGCCTGTAACGATTGCAGAATTAATACCTTTCTGTTGCAGTTTGTCTGTCAATCTTTCCGCTTCTTCCGTGAATCGAGTGAAGACCAAAACTCCTTTTCTCGGTATTTTATTCTTTGGCTTCAATACACGTAGGGTAGTGGAAGTAAGCTGATCATAGAATCCGCTTCGTTCATATTCCAACTTTAGTGAGTTTTCATCAAAGTCGTTTCCTGTTGAGTTGGCATGCACATTAGACATATCTAGCTGAGTGCAATCGAAGTATCTCAAATCGGCAAGATAACCTTTTGCAAGCAATTCTGAAATCTGACAATAGTACAGAACCTCATCGAATATTCTTGGTCTAGTTCTCGTAAGGAACTTTAGCATCGAGTTGCCATTAAGTCCCCTTCCTAGTCGATATGGTGTTGCTGTTAAGCCGATAACCTGTCTATCCGCGGCTTCGAAGAAGGTTTTGTATTGTCCTCCTCTAGCATTGCAAAGATGGCATTCGTCAACCATTACGTACTTGAAGTGCTGAAAGTCTTTCATGTGGTTCATAACGCTTCCGATGGTAGCAAAGGTTATTCTGTTTATATCCTTGCAACCAACAGAAGCGGAATATACTCCACAATCAAAAACACCATAGCTTTGCAGTTTAGCGAAGTTTTGCTCTAAAATTTCCTTTGACGGACAAAAGATGAGTAGCGGACTATCCAGCTTACTTGCAATATCTGCGATTACAAGCGACTTGCCTGCGCCCGTAGGCAAGATAAGAAGTCCATTTTTCTTAGTCTTGCCTGTGAACGCTCTGACGGCAGCATCACTTGCTTGTTTCTGATATGGTCTGAGTGTGTACATGATTACTCTTCTTCATCATTACCATCCTCATCATCGTCACCGAAAGGAAGGTCATTATCATCAGTCTGCTCCTCAGCCTTTGTTTTTGGTTTTTCTACTTCGGGGAACTCGATGCCGAAAACTTCCTTCATAGCCTGCTGATTGACATCTTCCTGGCTCCACAAGCCGCTTCTATCCCAATCTGGAATTTTCTGAACCTTGCAAAGCTGGAACTTATCATCTACCCAAGCAAAGAAGAGGTAATGACCATTGAGAGCAATACGAGCGGTCTTAGTAGAAGGTAAGCGGAAATCCGTGATACCATTCTTAACTCTTGCTGCCAAATCACTGACTTCAAGAAGTGCTGATGCGTATGCTTCTTCGGCATTCTTCTTCATCGTCTTGATCTGAGCAAGAACGGTTTCCAACTCTTCCTTGCGCTTTGGCACATCATTCTCCTGCTTGATGCAGTACTCTTCACGGATAGCGTGAATCTCGAAATCATCATACTTGCGGTCAACAACCTCATTGTCTGGGAAGAGAGCATTGAACTTGTCATGCAGAACCTTGATAGGTTCGTCTGCACTCTTTGCACCTTCGCAAAGTACCAACACGTCCTTGAACATTTCTTTCTGAGCTTCTGTCAAACAAAACTCAATCTTCTCTGGTCTGTGACCATCCAAATCTGCTAACATAATATTTTCTGTTTTAAATTACATAAATTCTTTACACTGCTCAATCTGTTGTTGAGCAAAAAATAACATTTCACCTTCATGAGGTGTAGGTAGGTAAAGCCCACACTGAGCACTACTATAATTTCTGAACCTTTCTATTGCAGTTGTCATTTCTGCCTTATCGAGTTCTGTACTACTTCTGATGTAGGTAACCACCTGTCCTCTTCTGTTAAGTCGCTTTCTCTCGAATATATCTCGGTTGCAAATCTTTTTGAAAATATCAAACTTGACTTCTTCGAGAGTGTAACCAAATTCGGAAGCAAAGTAACCTAACAGACAATGTAGATAGCTGTTTTGAGCTAAAGAACGTTGAGTATTCTTTTTTTTCAATTCAACGTATTCGTTCTTCAGAACCATCTGATTGCAGGCTTCCTTAAACTTCTTCCTATCGTAAACGTTCTTCAAATTATAGAGTGCCATAGTCTAAGCTTTAAAATGGTAAATCGTCATTATTGCCTTGAATAGGGTTTCCGTTCGCATCTACAGCAGGAGGGAAATTAGAAGCTGATGCTGCTCTTGCAGACTCCATAGCTGCTTGTTGTGCGCTTTGGCATGCCCCTTGTGTAGGTGTTGGCTGATTTCCGTTAGCCGCTTGTGCGGTCTGATTTCCACCCTGTTGCTGATTATAACGAGATTGATATTTCTCGATTTTATAACCTTGAACGTTAGTGAAGTATCTGACTTGCCCATCTTTCTCTGAGCGTGAACCATTTAAGGAGAATGATACCGTCACAATATCACCAATATTGAAGTCGTTCAGATCATCAACGTGATTGCTTGTAAACTCGAACTTTGGATAGTTTGCTCTCTCTATCTGCCCTGTGAACTGGTTACGATAGGAGCAATCCAAGACAAGCTCTCTTTTTTTGAAGACTTTGTCTTGATAGGGAATACTCTCCGTATTCCCTATATGCTGAATAATTCCACTAATTTGAAATGCCATTTTTACTGAACATTAAAAGTGATACCATTGTCACGCATGAAGCGTTCCAAACATTCCATTGTCTCTTTTGTACCGGTACAAACGTAAGTACGTGTCTCGGTTGGAGTAGGAGGTGCAACCGACTGTCCCATAGCGGCAGCGAAAGCATCCATGGCATCTTCTTCATTAGAAGACATCTTACCATTCTTTGGCTTCTCTTCCTGTTGCTCGGCTGCATTGTTCTCCGCGACTTCCTTCTGAGGTGATGTTGGAGGTGTTGCAGTTTCTTTCTTACTAGGGGATACTGAGCTGGCACGCTGTTCTTTCAGCTTGTTTGCGTATGCGATAGTCTCCTGCAGATTGAGATTCTCCTTGTATCGGGCGGCAAGTGCATCGTAATCTTCTGCAAATAACTTCAAGGTCTCGAGGTCTTTCTTGATGTTATCAACCTTTTCTGTGATAGCTTTTTCGATAGACTTCATTGAAGTTGTCTTGTTGAGCCATTTTGCATCAAAGATGAGGTCTAGTTTGATACCGATGGTTTCCACTCCGCATTTCTCAGCAAGCTTTTCAATCTCTTCTCTCTTAGCTTTCTTGGTGCGATTTTCATCTTCTTTGATTACGCCATCAATGAGAGATACCGCATTCTTGATAAGCTTGCACGTATCGTTACAGGTTGTCTTGAACTCCTCAAAAGGTTTATTCCAAACCTTTTCAAGCTCCTTGCGCTTATCGTCAAGTGCTTTAGCTGCCTTGTTGAGTAAAGCCTTGTCTTCCTTGCACTTTGGAATATCATCGGTGCTATAGTTGCTGATGTCATACATAGGCAAAACCTTTTCAACTCTAGCTTTAACCTCTTTGATATTGGTGGTAAGCTGACCGATAGTTTCTTTGCTTACCACCAATTGCACATCCTTTTCTTGGAGTGCAACGATATTGGTGTTCTTTTCTTCTGCCATATTAAACCAAATTGAATATTTTCTTGTCTGTTATCAAATCTCTGTTTTCTTGAATGAAACTAATCAATCCTTCGCAGTGTTGAGTGAGTAGAGGAATATCCCTTTTAGGGTTAAACGTATAACTCTCAGTGTAGTTTCTGTAATACGTCTTTCCGATTTCCGAGATATTGTATTCGAAGTCGTAAACATCACAACCATTCTTCATGAGTGCATAAGGATAGACCTTATGTTGCCAGTGTCTCTTGTAATTACCAACCGCATACTGACGTGTTGTTTTCAGATCATGAGTGCAGAACGGCATAAGGTAATCAATATACCCATACAGCAATACTTTGCC